GCACCGGCAATCAGGATCTTGTTTAGGGCGAGAGCCATGTTTCTCTCCTTACAGGGTCAGCGAGTTGTAAGAACTAACCCTAGTCATTGACTTTGGTTTAGTACTAATCAACTCAGCAATCATCAGCACGGCGCCGACGTAACCAATCTGCCAGTTAGGCAGAGTGGACTCAAACCCAGTAAACACAAACGAACCCTGCTCGTGGATGTAGAGGTTCAGGTAGTTCGTGTTGACGAAGTAGACAACGCCTTCTGGGCAATACGGATCTGGATAGATCGGAACACCGGCAACCATCAGCGCACGGAACGCGGCCTGTGGTCCGTTGTTGTCGCCATCAAACCCAGATCCTGGGGTGATGACATACTGCTCTTGACCAACAAAGTCTTGAGCCAACAGTGTCCAAGTACCGAATCCGCAAACACCAAACGATGGCACTTCTGCACCGTTCTTCACGGTTCCAGAAATGTATTGCAGGATGTTCTGACGGGTTGGGTTGACGTTACCAGCGTTGTAGACCTTCGACTTCCACCATGTGTAGTTGCTACGGTTGATGTTGCCGTAGGTCTGAAGATTCGTACCATCGTCAATCGCGCCTGGGAGGCCGATAAACTGCTGAGTGTTCGTGTAGTTCTGGTAAAGCGATGTTGCCATCGCGTCCATCATCACGTTGGTCGCATCGTTCATACGCGCTTCGATCAGCGGAATGATTGCTGCGTCCTGCTGAACCGCACCTTCCATCCCGAGGAACGGGACTGGTGTGATCATCAGCTTGAGGTTGAACTCAGCGTTGTACGCGCCCTGCTGGACAGACGGTTGAGCGAACGAGCCGCTGTAGTCTGACCATTGTGCGTTTACAAACTGAGCGCCCTGAACAGGCACTGTTACGGAAGACACACCGCCGCTGGCTTGCTGACTGTTAGCAATCAGTGCTGCGAGAAGAGGGGTCGAGTTATAGAGCTGTACAACCAGCTTCGGGATAAATGCCCTACGAGTGACGTAAGTTAACTCAGTGTACTGAGTTGATCCCGTTGCCGGTAGAATTCCGCCACCAATAGGCATAACGATCTCCGGTGAGGTTTACAAACCAATAGGACGAGTAGGACGGCGCAGGTCTTGTAATGCGCTGACCGCCTCGTTTCTTGCTGCGCTAACCGGGTTTTTCCAGTATTTATTCAAATCAAATTTCTGAATAATTTGTGGATTGTACCCGGATGGTGTGGGTGTCGCGGCTTGCTTCATCCACTCATGATACTCGGCGGCGGTCTCATGGTTAGTGATTCCCCGTTCAAGCATGATTTTTTCAATGCCCTTGATGTCATCGTCCGAGCTTGCCAAGCCTTTTTGCTTCAACGAATTGCGACGTTTCTGCAATTCTTCCTCGGCGTCACGCTCTCGGAGTTTGTTCTCCAGAGACTGGACACGCGCTTCTGCTGCGGAAATCGCACTGTTGGTGTGATCTTCAATTTCCAATTCTGGAATCGGAAGATCAGGCTTAACCTTCTTGGTCATACGCAAAAACTCTTTGCGCGTAGAAGGATTCTCAGCAAGTTGCTGGGCTAATGCTGCGAGTTCGTCGCGCGCATCAACTGATAAATTTTCAAGAGACATTGTTACCCTCGTTACAATGCGGTTTAGATAACTTTCTTGCCGTCAGCAGGCTTGTGCACGGCCATCTTGTTCTTAGAAAGATCAGATGGCTTGTCAAGACCGCCAAAACGCGAGAAGCGTGGCGTGTTTACGATTTGCCCGTTTTCCTGACGGTCGTCAGTTGGGCGGCGGGGAGCAGATGCTCCGCGTGGCTTAAAGAGATCCAAAATTAACTCCTAATGTAGGTGGGTCCAATTACGTCCATTGACAATATCTCCAATGGACTTTCCGACAACTCCAAACATCTTACCAAGTTTTCTGCAAGAATATTGACCAGAGTTGTACAGTTTCCTAATTTCAATCACTTGCTCTGCTGACAACTTCGATCTTCCGTGAGAAGAACCTTTGGCGTGATTCCCACGTTGACGACGCTCTCTATCTTGAGCATTGTCTTTGTGTGAACCCAGATACAAGTGACTTGGGTTTACGCAACCTGGATTGTCGCAAGTATGGAGTACGTACATACCTTCGGGGACGGGTCCATTAGCAAATTCCCACGACATCCTGTGAGCAAATTGCCAAGTAGATTGGGACAAAGAAATTTTGCCGTAACCAAATTTGTTTGTCGCCGCAGTCCAATGATGACAATCCGAAAACGGAATCATCTCAACTTTTTTCTCAAACCGATCTTGGATAGTCTGCCTCACGGCTTATCCTAGTCCAGGGGGTTTTGGCGCGCCTGCGCCAGGGGGCGTCATTCCCGGAGGCGGGGCTGACTGAATTGCACGGGACTCTGGAGTCATGCCACCTGCTTTAGGTAGCGTCTGCAACATTTGCAGAATCTCTGACTGCTGAAGTTCTCCGGTTTCATTACGCTTGCCGCCCAGCAAACCACCAAGTTTGCGAGAGGCTTCCATAATTGCTTTACCTTCGTCCGAATCTGCACCGACTGCGGGGAGAGACTGGTCAAGAAGATCAAGAGCAATTGAGATGTTGATCATTGCGGCTTCACGGGTACCCATCTGTTTTTCAGGGGTAGACATTGGGGAAGCCATAGGAGGTGTCTCAGGAGATGATGCTCCGGGAGACGTAGAAGTTGGGACGGGCGCGCCGGCACTGCGGTCGCCTTTCATCAATTCCATCAATTTATCTGCTGGTACGCTCATGTGCGACCTTTTATACCTAATTACAATTCAAGTCAAGTGGGAGGCTCATCGCCCACCTCCCGCAGGCCGGTTCAAAAACCTGTTACGTTCGGATTACTTCCGACCTTTACGACCACGACGTGCCATGACGATCTCCTGGTTGCGGGGCCACTTGAAAGGGCAAGCAGCCATACCCTTCGAACTCTGAGTGAATTACCTGCGAGTCTTGCGACCGCGCTTCATCGTTTTGTACATTACGATTACCTTCGTGTGTAGTCACGGTTCATACGGGATGAATTACCCGCAGATCCCATCCTATTCGTCTGTGTACGGTACGTCAAGGATGGAGTCTCCTGACGTTTGTCTAGTGTTTTAGCGGTGATCCTCGGTTGATCACCAGTCTTTATAACTCCAGAAGCTACCATCATTTCTCCTTTGGAGGCTGCATGGCCGCTTGTTGGGCTTGTGCTGCTTCCATCTTCTTGAGACGGTCTTTCAATTGTTGCTTCATGGGTGGTTCAAGCAAGTCTAGCAAGGATTCCTTGTCAATGACTTGTGCTTTGAACAGATTGAATGCCAATTGGCGCAAATCTTCCATGAAGATGGGTGAATTGCTGTGTGCATCCACTTTTACGGCGTAATTCTTGGGCAATTGCTCGGCAATGAACCGATTTCCCCGTGTATCCGTGAAATGCGTGTTTGGATACGCTTGCATGAGCTTGAGATACAGAGTCGCCATCTTTTCTAGCGAATCTTCAATGACAAGCGCCCGTTTTTTGGCACGAGAAGACCCTAAACGGGCAAGTTGACTGGCATGACCGGAAGATCTGACTCCAGACTCACCTCGACCCTGCAAAACCGACACAATGCCCGAGGCTTCTTCGAACATAGAATCAATTTCGCCGATTTCACGGAAAAGATCCGGGGGCATTTGCGGGGATAGCTTCTCAACCTTGGCGCTTGGCATATCTGTTGCCAAGATCCCGCCTGCGCGGTTGAGAGCAAAGTTCTTCTCATCAAGGATTCCCGTGAATCCAATGAGTGCGGTAGGTGGACTAACTTGCTTAGACAGGATGTCCAGAATTTCTACCATGCGCTTGTTACGCATCTGCTGGAGGTAGATCAGACGAGATACTTCTGACTGTCCCCAGTAGTAATCGTAGAGCGGTAGAGGACAGACTTGGATGAAGGGCAGCTCGCCTTTCAAGAAAACGGTCGCTCCAGGACGGTCATAGATGATGACATCTGGATCTGCGCGGGTGACTACTTGGTAGTCATCAATCTCATCGTTCCAGACCCAGAGTTCCGTCATCTCGACGGTTTCTTCCGAGACTTGTGCTTTGTAGCGGTTGCCGCCTGACAAATCTAGGTTGACGTTCCCGTATAGGGTTGGGTCCGTCTGGCTCATGATAATGCGCTGGACGCCGTTAGCGACTTCGGTGCGCTCATGCTGCATATACGATACGCGCTCTACAATCTTTTCCCGTTGTGGGTGGCTGTAGAGACGGTTGTAGAGTTCAGACTTCGTGATGTAGTAAGTCTGAATTATTGCTTCTTGTCTGTCGGTGTATGCAGTGTC